TTATATACAAACAATTATTGCAAATTAGTAAAAATAAGGTAGAATATATAGATGGAGAGACTCCTGTAGAAGATAGGGAAGAAATAAGAAAAAGAATGGAAAAAAAGAATAATATATTTCTTGTTGCTTCCCTATCTTCTACAGGAGTCTCTCCATCTATATATTCTACCTTATTTTTACTAATTTGCAATAATTGTTTGTATATAAATTTACCATGATTTCTATGTCTAAACAAGATTAAAGTATTCTTTTTTAAATTATTAATAAACTTGACAATAAATATGTTTCGTGTATAATGTTCTTCTATAAATGATATTTCTTCATGCCAATCTTTATATTTTCTTCTTGATTGACATTCAACATCCGTATATTTAAGTTTTATTATATTTATTTTTAAATTACTAATATGATTTAGATCCATTAATTCCCTTGTGGATATTGCTTTATATGTTTCTCCTAGTAACCCAATTACAGGCAACAATTTATCTTTTGTTTGTCTTAATGTTCCAGTTAAACCTATTCTATATTTAGCATTTATACAATTTTCTAAAATACTTTTAATTGCTTTGCTCTCCTTTGGATTTGTGTTAACTCCTGTATGTGCTTCATCCTGTAAAACACAATCAAATTCCTTAAAGTAATCAATCTTAAATTCATGAATACTCTGCCAGGTAGATATATAAATACATTTTTCTGATACTTTTTCTTTGCCACCATAAATAACATGAACAGGATAAGTATTACCATATTCTTTAAAATCAAAATTTAATTGTTCAACTAAACTTGTAACTGGTGTTATTATTAAAATTTTATTAACTAATTTATTATCCAAAAGATATTTGCATATAATATAAATAATTAATGATTTTCCTGAAGCTGTTGGGGAAATAATAATACATCTCTTTTTTTGTATGGCCGTTTTAAATGCATTTATTTGATAATCTCTTAACTCATATGGCAATTGTTCATTTATGTCTTTAATAAAAGAATTTAAATCTTTACCAGTATATTTATAATCTTTTTTAATATCATCTGATATAGAAATAGTATATTTTCTTTCTTTTGCAAAATCACATACTTCTGGCAATAAAGAATAATATATTTTAGATTCTTTTAAATTGTAAAGTTTTATAGTACCATCCCAATTATATAGGCGTGGATTCTTTTTACGCATATACATCCACTTTTCGACATAAATTGAAAAATATTTCCAAAGTTCTTTATTAATTGCATTATTACTTGTTTCTATTTGTACAAACACTTCATTAATTTTTTTAATAAATAAATCAATCATATATAAAATCCATACATTTTTGTAATTTATTTTTATCTCCAATACCAACTTCATTTACTTTTATTATTTCTAAATCAGCCATTTATTTTTTATTCACCGTGTCTAAATTTTTCCCATTCAATAACATTTCCTATTTCAAATGATCTTTTAGAAAATCTATCACATATATTTTCAAGATATTTAATTATTTCTTCTGTTTTTTTACATTGATTTTTTATTGCTAAAATATCTTCATCACCCTTAACATAAATATCTATTTCTGTTTTTTTATCAAGTGAAAAATCATAGAAATTTTTATACCATTCATATTTTAATCTATATAATCGAACATCAATGTTGGTATAATATCGTAAACGCTTAATAAAATCTTTATATATTCGATAATACCTATGAAAAAGAACAGGAGCTTTAGCTTGTATTTCACCAAGTCTTTCTTTATCAATCTTTAAATCATTATCTGCTTCTTCCTCTAGTTTAGAAATTGAAAAATTATTTCCATAGATTAAATCATCAGGTAATTTATAAATTTTTTTAACACATTCTTCAATTTGTTTATAAAGTTGTTGTTTATATTGAGACATTATTTATTTTTTAAACATTGTGCTTCAGATGATTTTTTCAAAACTTCATCTCGAACTCTATTCCACGCATGTTCATATAAATCTTCTGAAGATATATCGTCTGTTTTAACTAGTTCAATTGAACTATCAAATCGTATACTCTCAAAATTACCAAGATTGATAGTCATTCCCATAGAACAATTAATTTTTGAAATATTTTTTTCTATTGAACTCATAATTTGTCTCCTAAATTTTTCCTGTTTCTAATTCATCTTTTAACATTATCATGCCTTTTTGAACAAAATATTGATACATTTTATGTTTTGTTCCAATTTTTTTAACATTTTTTAAATTTTCTATAATATCATTTTTTATTTTTTTTGGTATATAATCAAATCTAATTAATGTACAATTCCTTTTAAAATTTTTAATAATATCTTCATCATCAGTAAATGGTTTTCCTTCTTTAGTAACAATTTCAAACCATTCTTTAATTAATGTTTCTCTCATTGGTTTTTGTCTAATTCCTTTAAAAAAGGTATCATCTGGCATATAAATATTTGGTATACCATCAGAAGAATCGCCCTTGCAACAGAGCTTAAACAAATCATATTTATAATCATCTGGAGACATTAAAATACCATCAATGGGATTAAATTGAAAATAATTTGGATATTTGTTTAATTGACCAAAATCCTTATCTGCCGAAAGAAGAATATTAATACATTCTTTATTATTAATCTCACAAAAAACACCAATTAGATCATCTGCTTCACAACCGTTTTGTTCCACAATATAATAAGGAAAATATTCTTTTAATTCTTCTATAAAAATATTTATTTCATTAAGAAAATCAAGAAATTCTTTATCTGTTTTATCTCTTCTTTCTTTTCTTTTAAATTTGTAATATTTAAAATATTTTTTCCTCCAGCTTTCTTTATCACACATGAGATAGACATTATCTGCCCCCATTGTGCCAATTCCTGTAAACAATCCTTTTACAATAAGATGTTTCCATAAATTAACCTTAAATCCATCTTGATTGACATCAGAATTAAATCTAGCCCTATGACAAAAATAACTAAAATCAAAAATAATATTTTTAGTTAATTTGCTCTCTTTAATAAATTTAATTTTATTTTCCATATTCCACCGATTATTTATAATTTAATGCCATTAATTCAACAAGCAAACTTGAAATATTAATTTCCTGGTCAATAGAAAAAGAAGACCTATAATTATATTCTGCTATAATAGTAATAGCATTCGCAAGAGAATTTGAAGCAACATATTTTTCAATATTATTAAATAGCTGTTTATAAATATCCACACTAAAAATATTATTATTTGTAAATAACTTTCTCAATTCTGTCCAGTTTTTACTTTTTAAATATTCAAATATTTTATCAACATCAAAATTATTAATCCTGTCAATTATTGTTTTAGAAATTTTATTTTCTATTTGTGATTCTCTTTGAAGGATATTAATCATTGACCTAATATCTGGAAACTTTCTATTTATAATTTCAATTACAGCATCCGGTTCATATTCAATCTTTTCTGCTTTTAATATTTTTTCAAGCCTTTTAAATATTTTTATTTTTGCTTCATATATTTCTTCTTTTGTTGTAAACTCAAAGGAAATAGTTTGTGTCCTTGAAATAATAGGTTCTATTATTTTTTCAATTGAATTACAAGTAAAAATAAAAGAACAGGTTTTATGAAAGGCTTCTAATACCCCACGCATAGCATCAGAAAATTTATTTGAAATATGATCGGCTTCATCGATAATAACTACTTTCTTACCAGAAAGAATACCAACAGTACTTGCAAATTTATCAACTGTACCACGTAGCTCATCCATAGTACCATCTTTACTTCCATTTATAAAAAGAAAATCACTCCCTATTTCTTTCGGTATTACCTTACTTAATGTAGTTTTTCCACTTCCAGGTTTTTTTGTATGAAAAAGAAATGAAGGTATATTTCCTTTTTTAATATAAGATTTTATTATTTTTTTTGATTTTTTAGGAAGTATAATATCTTTCAGATTATCCGGTCGATATTTTTCAACCCATATAAAATCACCATTCATATATAATTCCTAATTTATTTTAGATGAAACAAAATAGGAAACCTTTTTATCTTTTTCCGTAAACTTAAAAAGACGATCCTTAAATGCATCTACTGTATAATTTCCTTCAACAAACATAAAATCATCACAATACATTATAATATCACCATCAAATTTTCCACTATATTTATCTTTAGGAAATGAAAATTCATAATTATTTGCAGAACTATTATCTAAATTTGTTAAAATCAATTTAAGATTTTCATTATCATCAATATTTAAAACAAGATGTTTTGCTTGAACCACACCAATACAATTTTTAATTTTTTTCAAAAGAGCTGTATAAATTTCAAACACAACATCAGGTTCGCCTAATTTATCTATATTTACCTCTTTATCAGTATGTCGAATTATATCAGGGGACGTGGTAGAATATTTAGATTTTTGATTGTCGTCTGTAATAATAATTTTATAAGAATCTTCACTATTATTTATTTTTTCAATAGAAATTTCTGGTTCTGAAAAAAGAGAAACAATTTGTGTAAATTCACGTACATTATATATACCAATTTTATCAACTGGTAATTTTTCATTCCATTCATAAGTGGCAAGTATACTTTCTGAAGCATTAATTACCTTGATTTTATCAGATGTCAAAACCATAGAAGGTGAAATATCGGAAAAATTTTTAATAATATCCAAATGATTTTTAATTTTCAATATAATCTCCTTTAATAAATTAGTTATAATTATATAATAACAATTAATTTTTGTCAAGTAAATAAAGATTTTTTTTCTGCCCTACTGTTATATTTCCAAGGAGGATCTATATAAATGATATTATATCTTTTATTAGAAAAATGAATCATAATGAATATAATGGTTTATTATATATAAAATTATCTTCTGAAGTCTTTTTAATAACATCACGAATAATATTATCATAATGTTCTGTTGTAATAGTAGAATTAAAAATATTATCAATAGTCAATGATTGTAATAAATTACCTATTATTTTATTCCCTTCTATTCTATTCTCATATATTTTAATTATATTTTTTTTAATGTTTATATTTATCGTAACATTAAATTCTGTATGAAACAACGCCTTTCTATTATTAATTTCTGATGATATATGAATAGGTTTTAATTTACCACCATGTAAGCCACAAACAATATTAATCACGTTCCCATCAAAACTTTCCCATTCTTCAATAAAAAATTTATAATTGCCTTTTTCTTTTTCAATAAATTCCAAATTGTTTATTAATTTTAGATTTTTTATAATTGTTTTATTTTTTTTTAAACGTACATATTCCATTTTTCTAATTTCATTCATTTCATAATCTACAATTAAAATGTTTTTCATAGTTTTAACCTCATCCAAAAAATTTATACTTTATCAACAACAAAATAATAACACCTGTTAAACTAACAGAAAATGTTATCGTTTTTCTAAATTTTTCTTCTCCTTCTATAAGTTCATGATTCATTATAAGAAATAAACCATAATTTATTGTTAAAAGAACAATAAAAATTAAAAATGATAAAATAACTGTTTATATGACTAAAGATGATTATAATAAAATGAAGGATATTAAATGAGTATAATAATTTTAATGTATGTGTTGTTTTTTATTTTTAGTGTTTTTACAATAAATTATGGTTTATTTCTTATAATGAATCATGAACTTATAGAAGGAGAAGAAA